ACCTCTACCACCAGTAAAAGCACCACCACCAGAACCTCTACCTGCACCTCTACCACGTGGAGTTGCTGATTGTTGTATGGATTGTTCGTTGTTGGAAATTTTTCTTTGAAGATCGACTATTTTATCTCTTGCTTCGAGAAGAGCCTGCTCATAGAGTAATTTCATCTCATTATGTAAATCTATAGATATAGTATCGCTGTGTATATCTGACGGCTCTTCATATATTTCATTTACCAAGTTCGAGTATTTGGATTCAAACCAAACTTCTGAATGACCATCCATACTTTTCCTCATAATTTGTATACATGTATCTTTTATCATATCGAATGATTTTTTTGTTGGAAATTTATCCAATAAACATTGCTTATAGATATGCCTTACATGTTCATTGCTTCGTTCTCTAGTAAGCTCATGAACACTATTTCTCAAAATGTTATCGTATGCGCTCATATTCAACGAGATGAAAGATTTCGATGGTACGAAATTATGACAAAAAAGATACATTGAAAAACAATTTTCATCATTATCTGTGCTCACAAAAATCACAATAACTAACTCGAGAACAGTTCAAGTAATAAGCATCCATGATCGATGCGACGGAACAATAGAAATAATGTCACCCCTACCCCTCCTTCTCCTCCTCCTCCTGACCCTTCTCCTCCCTCTACTCCACCTGCTCCTCCTGACCCTCCTCCTACATGGGCTGAGTTGTTCGATCTCAAATTACAGTTATTCTTTCTCAAATGTAAAGAATTCATGTATGTTAACAAGTATGAATTCATTAATGGTATATATGCAGTAGTGGTATGCGTGTTGTCAGTGTATTCCTTTGACACGGTGTACGAGTTTCAAAAACACATTATCAAAACTGTTCATGAGTTAATAATCAACAGCGGGTCAATCACATTACACGAAGGACTGTTTTTCATCTTATATTTTATGGTATTCATAATAGTAGGAATTTGCGTTCATAATTCGTTGAAATCCATATTATCTCCATCATTATTCGATGAAACGAAGATCTTCTCAGATGATGATCAAGGAGAGAAAGTTAGATTCTGTGATGGAAAAACAGATGTATCATTGTGGGCGAAAACTCATGATGAACATAACCTTATGCTATTGGGTAACCAAAACGATTACAATAGACAACGTAAATTAAAAATATGTTTACGTGTATCTCAGATTGAAAAACCCTCTTGGTATTGGAAATGTATCGGGTTTGAGGACCAACATGTAGAAATCGTGTCTTTGCATAGAGAATTTGATGTATGAATAATGGATTCACCCAAATGTAGGATAAGTAGTGCTCTATGCAGAATGTAGCTTTAAAATGCATTTATGTTTCATGAAAGGTATGTATGTATTATCCTTTCATGTAACAGTTTAGTTCCTATTTTATATAAAAATTAATAATTATTATTTAATTATACGATAACTAGTTTTTATATTCTGTAAAAGAATAATTTAAGCATGATGCTTAAGCATCATCTATAAAAATAGCATAAGTGGTTGGAGTTCACTTGGATCGCTATTTAAAGAAAAGTTAAAACGTGCTCATTTACTCCTATATGTAGGTTAGAATGATACGGTGCGATCTCTGGATAAAACGACTAGACATACTGTTTTATTGATAGTTCATTTTTATTTCTGTTATGTTCATTCAAGAAGTCCTATAGTAAAATAATCTATATAGCTAGATATAGTATCAGAGTATCATATAATATATTCTTTAATCATATAATCTCAACATGGCATCGGTCTCCAGAGGGGGGGGGTCATCAAGGAGTTCCAAATGTATTGTTCGTCCATTTAGCATATTTTTTGCCTACCCTACGAGTTGAAACTTCTTTTTCTATGGGAACTTCCTCATATACTTGACATTTCGTCTCTTCGTAGTTCGTTTGTATTCTCGTAGTCTCATCATAATCTAGAAAAATAGTTTCTTTGAGTGGATAGGATCTATGAACCAAAGATTCATGCCATACCTTAGGAATCTCAATCCCATCAACAACTATAGGAACACAGCAATCATTATGGAAAATACTTGACATTTCGTCTCTGCGTAGCTCATGTTTGTTTTTATTCTCGTTTATTTGAAACAATAGATCACACTGTACCTCTGGTGAAGTTCTGGTGCCGAATTTACTAATGAAATTAACGACAATACCCCAATGGCAATCGGTACGCTGTTGAAGATAATTTCGCAACTGCCATATGTTATCATCTTTGGTAGAGTTTCCTGAAGACTTGAGCTCTATAATTCCCTCCAATTCTATCAGCTCAATATCAGTCCTTAAAGATTGGTTATCGCCCACGAACACCGGTTTCCCCTCAGAGTCATTGAATACCATATTGAATACCCTTTCTCTAGTTGTAACAATCCCTAATTTTGTCAGTTCATGGATAAGGAGGGTCTGATAAAGGCCTTCCTTATGATAGGGTCCAGCACGTAGTAAAATTCCATCACAAATTGCTGTAATTTGATGAAGTATCAATCGTGCTTCGCGATAAGTGATAGGTGTTGATATCTGATCCATCAATGTGTTCGTATTTCCAACCTGTGAAATTGTGCAGGTGGGAGATCAACAAAATCAAAAATTAACAAGAACAACAAGAAAAAGTTGTTTTTTATTTGTACAGTTTTGCATAAAGTATGGTATTGTATTTTTTGTTTTATACTCCACCATATGCTGTAACTATCGTGTGTGATGGGGATGCGGATATCTACAAACGCACGCTCACATGGATGAAATTAACAAGCAACAACTCGAGATGTTGAAAAAAGTTGTGAAGGCACTTGGAAAGAAACCAGAAGAGAGCGATGAGTTTATTCGAAACAAGTGTGATGCTAACGGAGAAGTGACGTATCTTGACTTTTCCGATAACAACCTTTCTGGTTCTATCCCTACGGAAATAGGACAGTTGAAGGCTTTGACGTATCTTGACTTTTCCGATAACAACCTTTCTGGCTCTATCCCGCCGGAAATAAGACAGTTGAAGGCTTTGAAGGAACTTTTCCTTTCCGGCAACCAGCTTTCGGGTTCTATCCCACAGGAAATAGGACAGTTGAAGGCTTTGAAGAAACTTTCCCTTTCCGATAACAACCTTTCTGGCTCTATCCCTACGGAAATAGGACAGTTGAAGGCTTTGACGATACTTTACCTTTACTACAACCATTTTTCTGGCTCTATCCCTACGGAAATAGGACAGTTGAAGGATTTGACGAATCTTGGCCTTTCCTACAACCAGCTTTCTGGCTCTATCCCGTCAGAAATAGGGCAGTTGAAGGATTTGGTGGATCTTTTCCTTAACAACAACAACCTTTCGGGCTCTATCCCGCCGGAAATTGGACAGTTGAAGGATTTGACAGATCTTGACCTTTCCCGCAACCATTTTTCTGGCTCTATCCCTACGGAAATAGGACAGTTGAAGGATTTGACTTTACTTCATCTTTCCGACAACCAGCTTTCTGGCTCTATCCCGTCGGAAATAGGACATTTGAAGGATTTGACTTTACTTCGCCTTTCCTACAACCAGCTTTCTGGCTCTATCCCATCGAAAATAGGACAGTTGAAGGATTTGGAGTATCTTATCCTTTCCAACAACCAGCTTTCGGACTCTATCCCTCCGGAAATAGGACTGTTGAAGGCTTTGATATTTCTTATCCTTCACGGCAACCAGCTTTCGGGCTCTAAAAGAGCAGCTGATGAAATTTGATCCTTTTAGCTTTATTTAATGTAAAAAATTGGCACTTTATATTTATAAGTACATAAAAACAAAAAAATATATTATTATAAACTTTGCGTAGTGCATAGTCGTAGTTAAACTTATACTTTAGTATTATTATCTTATAACAAATAATTCTAGCTATTTATTAATGATTGTAATTATTATAATTATTATAAGATGTATATATTAATTATTACTGCAGAACATTAATAATTACTATGAATTGATGAAGATGATGCTTAAGCATCATATTTAAATTATTCCTTTATAGAATATAAAACCTAGTTATCTTATCAAACATAATAATTACTATTACTATTACTTTTTTAGTCATGAAGATAAACGCGTAATCCCATGACGAGTCTATAACCATTAATGATAGACTCGTCATCATCTTCATCGTCTTCATTATCCTGATATTCTGTATCGACATCGGCAATATATTTTTCTAAGACAAGTCTGTACGCACATCCTTCTACATAAGCGTAGTATACGATTTTTTCTTTGACATCATTATTGAGAATGAAGTATGCTTTCATGTCGCCATCAAACGGTGGCTCAATATTTGCTTCTTCCAATGAACCGACAGTTTCAATTACATCAACATTGAAATCAATAACTTTTTCAATAAAGGTCATGTGTTTAGCATTTTCTCTACACGCACGGCGTGCAACATGTCGACAATCACAACCACAATTGCAATCACTAGATTTGTCAGAATCAGAATAATTGCCATCGAAAAATGAATGAAAATCATTCATGATTGGACGTTTGGTTTGATGTCTTGAACAACAATGACAACCGTTAGTAGATAATACAATATCTTGATACTCTGTATAGCATAACATGCTATCAACTGGTCCAAAAGAGATATACTCGGAGTTTTGACAAGCGAAAAGAGACATTGTTGCAATTTTAAAATTGGGTTTAAATTGAAGAGATTTATGAGATTAATTTTCTTATAAAAAAATAAATCAATTTTTTAACTTTATTTCCATGAAAGGTAATATGTTGAAAAAATAAATATAATTATGGAACAAATTAATATATTAAATATTCTATATAAAAAATTGAATTACTTTGTCGGAATTTTAGATAGCTACTATTAGATCATAATAATGAATAGCATTAATTTTACCGAACATCAACCCTCTTTGAGTGGTCAAACAACTATTAAAAAGTGTGAACATTGTCGAATAATCAATATCGAACTAGTTGAACGTCTCCGAAAATGTAGTGGGTGTAATGTAGTTTATTATTGTAGTATTACCTGCCAATACGGAGACCGAAAAAAACATAGACCATATTGTAAAGGAATGAATGCGTTTACTCCATAAAACAACTATTTGAAAATAATATAAATCTAGTATAAATGGGTGTAGAATTAATAGACATGTTTACCCTGGGACATTTTATTATGGGATTTATAAGTTATATAATATTAGATTCTATTAAAATAACGACATCATCTAACATGTTGTTATCAAATGGATTACATCTATGTATAGAAATGATAGAACATAACAAAACACCTGGAGGTTTAATAATAGAAACGAATAAAAATCATATAGGTGATATAGTTGGCTTTTTATTAGGATGGTTACTGTCATTCATTTTGAAAATAAAGGTGTCTATATGGATGTACCCTATCTTATGGGTGTTCATTATTTATGTTACATTTATGGAGATATATAGAGAGGTATTTCCTGATAATATATTGGGTGCGTTTAGTAAGGCGTATGGAAAAAAATAAAACTGGTGAATTATTTTCCATATGAAATGATAGATTATAGTAACTCCTATTTATAAATTTTGGATCCCACATGCTTTTACGGAGCACTGTGCATTTTATCTTGTGTCTAACGAAACTATTTCACACGACTGATTTTTAATGGACACGTAAAACGCCAAGTTTAAAATGAGATATTTATATTTTATAAGGGAATATTGTAATTAATGAAAAAATGGTTTATAAAGTAACTGATATTGTTATTATGAATACTCTACCGATTGAAATTATTAGAGAACATATATTACCATATACATATGAACCTCAATCGCAAGAGCTCTGTGATGATATTAAGTCTTTCAATATATGTAAGCTTTATTTGCGAAGATTATATTATGAAAGATGGAAAGATTCATTTCATGATGAAAAAGAAGCTGATGTGAACTGGTTAGATAATGATTTAAGTAGATATATCAATGATGACAAAGCAACAATGATAGGGTTCACGGATAACTGTATTGCAAAATATTCACGCATTTTTACATTGAAAAACAAAAATATAAAAACAGTTTCTGATTATATACATAAATATACAGGTTATGGAACAAAAGCATTGAATTCAATACATATTCAACTGGGTATTTTAACACCAAAAGAACGCGAAGATTTTATTACATTTGCTCACTCTTTGGAAGCACATTAATTTGAAGGAATATATTTTACATGTTATAAAATATGTTCATGTGTTTATGCGTAACTGTGTATTTTACTCTCATTTTTTTGTTCGTTTTTTCCTAGTTACTCTGGTTTTAATTTTTGTCCTAGTCGTTTTCCTGTTTTTTCGTTTTGTCCCGCCACGTCCCGCCATACCCCGAAGAATCCTTTCATACTCTTCTGTTTCTTTTACTTCTTCTAATTTTTTTTTTTGCTCAAATATTTTTTGGTATAAATCGGTAGTGTATAAGAATTGATCTTGTATTTTTCCAACTGAGTTATCATAACTACCAATTATTTTATCACGAGCAAATATCATTGCATGGACGTTCTTTGCTGTGCCTGATGCTATTGCAGATTTATCACACGTAAGTTTAATCACAGAATTCTTATACTTATAAAGATTATTAATTTGTCCAATGATGTCTCCTTCTTCAAGAGTTTTTGAGGTATTAATGTCATTTGGTAGTAGATATATCATATGGTCACCTCGGCGTTTATATTCTCTTTGATAATTAGTGTATTTAATATAATTCTCTGGAGTGATTGTGCTGTCAATTGCATCATATGTAGTTATGGTACTAGCAGTTTGAACAATATTATTCTTAATGCCTGCTGCTTTTTTAAACCTCTTACCCAATATTCGAGCAGTATATGCCAAACCCTTTCCGATAGTGTGTTTGATTATTCCAGGTGTAATGCTATCAACCATATTTTGAGATTGTTCTTGGAGGACAGATGAGTTAGTTTGCACTTCTTCCAACTTTTTGAAGTTATGTACATACGAATCCAAAGGCAGTATATGAACTATAGAAAAATTGTTACATTTATAAAGAATGTTAACGAAAGCTTCGTTATTATAGAGATGAAAGTGTGAATTAGAAAATGCGTATTTATTAAATAAATAAATAACGTCAATATACTTAATACTCGATTTCGATGCTAATGCTATCTGGTCGGGATTTTTGTCTTGACCATTTACAGTGGCTTTTAAAGGTAATTGACTAATACAACTAAACGATAATGGTTTTTCACCAGATAAATTATGATACAATTGTCCGTATATATGGTCTTCAAATTTGAGAAATTTATCAACCTGGTCAATAGTAGAATTTAGCTTTTTGATGCCCGTACCATCGTAGATTATATTCAAATTTCCATTTACTAGGAGAGGCTGTAACTGCAATCGGACAGTATTGTGTTTTAATTGAAAAGGTAAGGATAAACTACTTATTTTATTGGAATAGTATTTTGACCTAGCTTCTGTTAATTTTCGTCCTGTATTATCATTTCCTTCGATTCCTCTTAATGTAGTGTCTATGGGATACTTAATTAAATATTGATTTACTCCCCAATCTAGATATAATGTAAATAGACTATCGGCTACAGGCTTAGTCTTAAAATAGTCTATTGTTCCGTAATATATACTTCCTAATTTTGGTAATGAAAAAGAGGGTAAAGAAAACCCAAAATATTTTCGGAGATTTGGGTCGATTTGTGGTCGTGTTAGTATAGCGGATTCGCCTTTTACATCCATTTCTAATGGGAGTAGATAGGTTACAACATTTTCTATGATAGACTCGATAACATCTATGTTTGCAGTTAATTTAAATTCTGAAAATGCTTCCATCATTTTATCTGGTTGAAAATTAAAATCATCATTTATCAGTATCTCACTTTTGCATATAATTTGGCATAATATGCTACCATTGATTGCAGAATTGATAATCGTATGTTCATGAGAATGATAATTATGTAAGATTGTAGTTTGTATTTCTTTATTGGTCTCGTATATTTTATTTCGTACATCTTCAGATATGCATTCGTAGCAATCACTTTCTTTCGTACAATACTCATCATTTGAACCACATAATTTTTCCATAAAAGATTGACATTTTCCGAGTTCCTTTACATTATGACAGCTAGATATATTTTTATAATAGTAAGTGTTCTCAAAAAGTTGATTATTAATTGCATTTACGAATGGCTTCACAACATCGATAAAATACGGGGCTATTTGCGCGGTAGTTTGGATTGTAGCTTCATATTCTTTTATTTTAATTTCCAAAAAATCATCGCCTGTGAAATAAGTTATGATTTTTAAAATTGCATCACTTTTGAAAATAGTAGCAAGGTTCTCAAAATGTATATTTTTATATAGTACATTAAAATCAATATAATCGTGCAAAACTATTCCAAATTTGGTTACGAAAAAAGATGATATTAGTACTAAAATTGATTTTATGCACATGTCTTTTTGTTGTTGATCTATAGTACCCTTCAATAATAATGTTACAGCTTCAACAAGATGAGCTTCGAATTCTAGAAAACTGGCATATTTAATCTCTTTGGTGTTTTTTTCAATGTTTGTCTTCGAAAAATCATTGATGGAATCGTCTATTAAGCATCCTATCGCGTCAATAAGGTGCATTAGAAACTGTTTTGGCAGTTCTTTCTTTTCTGCTATATGTATAAATTCTATGTCGTTCTTAATGGTTTTTAATATGTTATGCATATTGCTTAATTTACTAATTTGTAAATTGAGATTTAGGAGCAGTAAAGATAATGTAGGTTTATTGCTATCTTTTGACTTGACAAAATATTCGAGCATTGATTTATCATATTCTAATGTTGTTAAATTGTTCAAAAATGAAGTTTCCATATATAAATTATCAATATATTAAATTGTATGTTTATATGCATTAAATTTTTATATTAGATATTAGATAGCTAAGATATATAATTGAGATTAAATTTTTATACCTTTGACATTTGCATATAACTTCGCGCAACAATATAAGGTTCGTACTCTGAAATCTTAGTGTGTATCCTTTTCGTTTTATCAATAGCTAAATGTATACCGAAATAATTAATCACATAATTTATAACCACAAACGAGCGCGTACAATTATATTACAAAAACCAAAAAGATATCCACGCACTACCAGTCGACTGTATCGTAATCCAATACTGGATTGGTTCCACTCCGTCCGTTATTCTTATCCGCTTTGGCTCTTGTTAGCATTCTGATTATTTGACGATCTTTCGTAAGAGACGAGGCAGTGGTGAAACCATTATTAGCAATAGCGTTGACATCTGAACCTCGTTTCAGTAGCAGGGATATACAAGATATATGACCTTTATGTGATGCTAGCATGAGAGCAGTATAACCATTATTATTTTTCGCATTGACATCAGCACCTCCATCCAGTAGCAGAGATATACAAGATGAACATCCTTCATGACCTGCTGTCATGAGAGCAGTATAACCATTATTATTCTTCGCATTGACATCAGCACCTCCATCCAGTAGCAGGGATATACAAGATGAATGTCCATTTCGTGATGACGACATGAGAGCAGTAACACCATCATTATTCTTCGCATTGACATCAGCACCTCCATCCAGTAGCAGGGATATACAAGATGAATGTCCATTTCGTGATGCTAACTTGAGAGCAGTAACACCATCATTATTCTTCGCATTGACAGCAGCTCCTCCATCCAGTAGCAGGGATATACAAGATGAATGTCCTTCTTGTGATGCTAACTTGAGAGCCGTAATACCAATATTACTATTCGCATTTACATCAGCCCCTCCATCCAGTAGCACGGATATACAAGATGGATCTCCTTTTTGTGATGCCAACATGAGAGCAGTAACACCAAGATCACTCTTCGCATTGACGTCAGCACCTCGTTCCAATAGAATGGACATGAATGATTCTCTAGCCAACTCAGTTAAAGCTCTTAGTAAGGTACAACCATTATGCTCATCATGTCCCCAGTTCACCAGCTCTTCATCATTCTCATCCATCACCTTCTTGAACCCATCGATATCATCATTTCTAATGAAGTCAACTGCCACATCCCATGCTTCATTCAACCGAGCTGTCTTCTTCATGTCTTCATGTTTCGCAGCAATCTCCTTGCACTGTGCCCTGTGCTTCTTCCTGTGCTGCTTCTGGTGATCCACACAGCAGTATCGTGAACAGAAACACCCTGCACATTTCTGCAGCTTTGGCTTCTCAGGGTTTGTCGATTTCGTGGCACCACACAAAGCACACATTCTTAAAAACAGTTCATTCCAAACTCGTTCCAATTGCTCATCACTCGCCGACTCCGCAAATTTAATCACCTGTTCTCTAACTCTATGTTCATGTTCATCTTCGTCTGTCATCTTCTCTGTTAAAATTGTGATACGTATTTGTACAGTATTTCCAGATTTGCATGTTCCGAAAAAAATCTCAAAAAACGAACTATGTGCGACAATCGTTCTGTATTCCTCAAACATAATTTGTACCTCAAGATGATAAGACCTTCAGCGAAAGATCTTCTTATTACCTTGCTTCACAAAGAAAATGAAGAGAGGTCTAGCGAAAAGGATTCACATGGTGATGATGTTGATATAGATGATCCCTTCAAGGAACCATCCATGTGGAACCGACCAGCACTTTTGTCTATCTCAAATGAGATAGGACTGAAGGTATCAACACGCGGAGTAGTGTTATGTAAGACTTCATTGATGCGAAATCTGAAACGTGTGATGAACGACAGTATACAGATGAGTGATTTTGTACCCACACCGTTTGGATACAACTATATCGCTTATTGGTTGCCAATCGTAGGTAATATTTCATATGTTGTACTTGTTACCTCTATGAGTATTTGTGTTATCCATCTATCATATGTAGCCGCTGAAAGTTTTCACAATCAGTACGAATGTTCGGCATGGTTAAAAATGTATTCCCTCCAATGTTATGTGCTGAAAAAAGTTAGACACTATCTTGAAGATATGAATTATAATATTGTTTACTCAACAATATGTGCTCTCTCAGTAGCACTTACATCATTATTTGTCCGCCTACGCAGATATAATGAAGCGTTAGTGAACGCAGGATAGATATTGTGCAGTTTCGATCATAGTTATGTGAAGCGCACAAACTTTTGAAGTTTAGCGAACTCTAGAATAGAACATTAGCCTACTAGGTTCTGTATAGGTATATTGTTATGTTTTACATCTTGGTAATTTAAAATGGAACGACCAAGAAAGAAAAAAACCCAAAAGACAATCACCACAAGAAAATCAAGAAAAAAATCGAATAGATAATACATTCCATCAGGATTGTGCTCATAATTATAAAATTTGTTAAACTACCTACT